GGCGTGTTCGAGGGCAGCGGGACCGCGCCGGAGATTCGCGGTTTGAAGAACGTCGTCGGCATCACCACGGTGCCGCTCGGCGCGGTGCCGACGAATCTCGATGCGTTTGCCGCGGCGATCACCACGCTCGAAAGTAACAACGCGAAGGCCACGGCCATCGTGACGAGCCCGGAAGCCTGGGGCGGCCTGTTGACGCTCAAGGAAGGGACGGGCTCGAACAAGGGGCTGCTGCAGGACAGCGCCGGCAGCGGCGGCCAGGCGGTACAGCGCAGCCTGTATGGCGTGCCGGTGTTCGTCACCTCGCAGCTGACGGCCGGCGATGCCTACGTCTACGACGGCAGCCAAGTCGTGCTCGTCGTCAGACAAGACACAACCATCGCGGTCGATTCGTCGAGGCTGTTCAACTCCGATCAGAGTGAAGTCCGGGCGATCATGCGCGCCGATCTCGCGGTGCCGAATCCGCTGGCCGTCGTGCATATCACGGGACTGGTCGCGGCACTGGCGGCACGCGGGTCACGCAAGTAGCACGTGAGGGCGACGGGGAACGATGATGGACAACCGATTCACACGCTGGTGGGAACGGCGCTCACTAGCGCACCCGTCGCCCACCCTGCTGCAGCTCTTTTCGAGCCTCCCGACCGCGGCCGGCGTCTCCGTCACTGCCGAAACGGCCTTGACAGTGCCGGCCGTGTTCTCCTGCTGCCAGGTGCTCAGTCAAGACATCGCGAGAACCCCGATCCGGTTCCGGGAAAAGGTCGCGGAAGACACGTATGTCGATGCCGTCGATCATCCGCTGTTCGAGATCCTGTCGGTGCTGCCGAACCCGGAGATGACGGGCTACCAGTTCAAGCACGCGATGCAGTGGCAGCTGCTCACCACGGGCCGCGCCTTCGCCGAGATCGTGCGCGTGGATGGCCGCGTCGTCGCCTTGTGGCCGCTCTGGTCCGCGTTCATGACGGTGGACCGCGACGAGCGCGGGATCAAGCGATGGACCTATCGGAACGGCGGCCAGACCTATGTCTGGTTGTTCAACGCGAGCGCGCCGCCGATTTTCGAGCTGGTGAGCGAGAGCCCGATCCTGCGCTGCCGCGAGATCATCGGCTCGGCGCTGGCGCTCCAGGCGTATGTCGGCAGCTTCTTCAAGAACAATGCGCGGCCGAGCGGGGTGCTCCAGACCGCGGGGTCCGTGAACACCGACACCGCCGAACGGCTGCGCGACTACTGGCAGCAGAACTACGGCGGCATCGCCGGCCGCGGCAAGATTCCCGTCCTCGATCAGGGCTTGAACTTCACGCCGATTCAGATGGAGAACGACAGCGCGCAGCTGAACGAGACGATGAAGGCGCTCAGTACCGCGATCTGCGGGGCGTTCCGCGTGCCGCCCTGGAAAGCCGGCCTGATGGAGAGCACGAACTACAGCAACATGGAGAGCGGGCAGCTCGCCTACCTCACCGACACGCTCGATCCGCTGTTCGCGAATTGGGAAGAGGCGCTGCGCCGCGATCTGCTGACAAGCCGGCAGTTTGGCGGCTACACGATGGAATTCGATCGCCAGGCGCTGCTCCGCAACGACATCCGCAGCATTAACGCCTCGCTGCAGAGTGGGATTCAGAACGGGTATCTGAGCGCGAACGATGCCAGGCGGGCGATCGGGCTGAATCCGATTCCCGATGGGGATACCTACCGCGTCAATGCGGCGCTGCAGCCGGTCGTCGAGGTGCCCAATGTCGCCTGAGCTACGAGGAGATTTTCTGGAACGGCGATCGGTCGCGGAGGTCCGGGCGGATGCCGCGAAGATTGTCGGGCACTGCGTCGTCTTCGACGTGCGTTCCCGCGACCTCGGCGGCTTCGTCGAAGTCGTCCGAGCGCAAGCCGTCGAGCAGGCGCTGACCGGCAGCGTCGTCGCGCTCTTCGACCATCAGCCAGGGGCCGTCCTGGGCCGCACGCCGGCAACGCTGCAGCTTCGGAAGGACGGCCGCGGCCTGGCCTTCACCCTCGACCCGGCGCCCACGCAGGCCGGCCGGGAGGCGCTCGCCCTGGTGCAGCGCGGCGACGTTGTCGGCGCCAGCTTCGGCTTCGTGACGAGGAAGGACGCCTGGCGGAAGGATGCCGGCGTGATGGTGCGCGAGCTGCTCGACATCGAGATCGCCGAGATCAGCCTGACGGCCTTCCCGGCCTATCGGGAGACCGATGTCGCGGTCGCGCAGCGGGCGCTGCGGAACCTGGTGCCGACGCCGACACTAGGTTCCCGTCGCGTGGACTGGCTGCGGCTGCAGGGCCGGGTGCTGCACCCCTAATGCACCCTCGGCGGGAGCCGATAGGGCGGGCGTGGACATCACCGAAGCGATGGAGACGCTCAGACTTTTCCTCGATGAGTGGTTTGAGCGGGAGCTGGCCGAGTTAGAGGCGGAAGGAGCCGCGGCCGACGTGCTCGCCCAGAGGCGGGCAGAGTTGGCGGCCAAGCGCACGGAGCTGCTGGCCGGCGTCTGGGAGAACCTCGAACGCGAGAGGATGCGATGACCGACGACGAGCAGGCGATGACCAACGCCGTGATTCTGGCGCTCGAACCCTACCGCGACGTGGTCGCCCGCATGGTGACGCTGGTCGAGCGGCTCATGGATCGCGTGGAAGTCCTGGAGCTGGAGCGCCTCCACGGGCGGTCTATCGGAAGCTCGGGGCCATCTACGGAATAGCGATTCGGATTTGCACCCCTATTGCACCCCCGGCGGCATGACCGGGAGGATGCCCCAACCTTGGCATCCCCGTAAGTGCTTTGTTTTATTGGGTTTGGTTGGTGGGCGCTACTGGATTTGAACCAGTGACCCCCGCCGTGTGAAGGCGAATCCAGCCCCTACCCTTGCACCCCCGGCACACCCTGACTCACCCTAAATAAGCCCGTATTTATTGGCGCATTATGGTAAGACCCATGCTATCTTGGGGTGCGGCGGGGTGCGGTGGGTAGACCGATTTGCACCCCCATTGCACCCCCGGCGATCGGGTCAGGGGTGCAGATCGTAAATCGGGTCTGTGGTTCGGAAGGGCTCTGAGACATGCGCGAGAAGCTGAATACGGAGTTCGTGCGGAAGCTCCCGAAGGTGAACCAGGATGTCTACGACACGAAGTATCCGGGTCTGGTGCTGCGCTGTCGTGAGTCGGGCATTCATACCTACCGCGTCAACTACGGCCGCGGGAAATGGTTGACGCTCGGCCGCGCTGACACGTTGACCGTCGAGGAAGCGCGGGTGAAGGCGCGAGAGGAGCTAAGCAGGATCGACAAGGGCCACGATCCGAAGGCGGCACGCCTCGCCGGCAAGGCCGACGTGACGTTCGGCGAGTATCTGGAGACGCACTACGGGCCCTGGATGCTGGCGCAGCGGCCGCGGACGACGCAGATCGGCCGCCTGAAGAGCAGCGCCTTCATCGAGTTCCGCGACGTGAAGCTGAGCGAATTCACCGCCTTTCAGATTGAACGCTGGCGCTCGGCGCGATTGAAGGACGGCACGATGGCTGGCACGTGCAACAAGGATCTCGGCGCGCTCAAGTCGGCGCTCTCGCGTGCCGTGAAATGGCAGTTGCTGAAGCGCAATCCGCTGACGGAGGTGAAAGTCCTCCGCGTCGATACGCGCAGCATCGTGCGCTATCTGTCGAAGGACGAAGAGCAGCGGCTGCGAGCGGCGCTCACGGCGCGGGACATCAAGCGCCAGGCGAAACGCGAGGCCGCGAACCAGTGGCGACGAGAGCGCGGTTATCAGGAATGGCCGGCCGAGAATCCCCATCACCTCACCGCGATCGTGCTCGTCGCGCTCAACACCGGCCTGCGCCAGGGCGAGATCTTCAATCTGCGCTGGACCGACTTCAATTTCTACACCGAACAGCTCACCGTGCGGGGCGACGGCGCGAAGAGTGGACAGACGCGGCATATCCCATTGAACAGCGAGGCGCTCAAGGTGCTCACCTGTCGGCAGAGGCAGGTGTCCCTCGACGGCTACGTCTTCCCTGGACGTGTCGATGGCGACGACGGCCGGCTCGACAACGTCAAGAAGGGGTGGGCCGCACTGATGAAGGCCGCGAAGCTTGAGGCGTTTCGCTTCCACGATCTCCGGCATACCTTCGCGTCGAAGCTGGTGATGGCCGGCGTCGATTTGAACACCGTCCGCGAGCTGCTCGGGCACAGCGATTTGAAGATGACGCTCAGGTATGCCCACCTCGCGCCGGAGCACAAGGCCGCGGCCGTGGCGAAGCTGGTGAGTGCCTGATGGGCCGCGAAGCTCGGCTGCGACAGTCCCTGCCGATTACGAACGAGGGCGATCTCGAAGCGGTGCGCTGCGCCGCCGAGTGCGCCCTCTACCAGCTGCAACCCGATCTCCGGGTCATCGAGTGTTACTCGGCCTGGTGCACGGGGCGTGAGCTGCCGCGGTTGATGCGCGTCCGCGTCTCCGAGTTCCTACCCACACAGAGAGACGCGGCGATCAGTTTACTGATCAAGGCCATTTGTCGCCCGCCCTCCGAGGCCGAATGGACCGCGGTCGCTCAGGTCGTCGAGGCGATGGGGGTGCCCTGCTGGCGCTGGATCACCTCCACGCTACTGAAGACCGTCTTCCCCGTTCGGACCTACAACGCGATCAACCCGTCGGACGCGAAGTTCATTCAGCTCGACCGAGCCGGCCTGGTGCCGGGGCTCCCACGGGGCTATATCCCGCGGGAGCGGGGCTCAGCCGCGATTCGCCGGAATGTCGAGTGGTGGTATCAGCGGAAGATCAAACATCCGCCGGCAGACCTCAGCAAGCTCGCCCAGAAATATAACGCCAGCGTGAATCGCAGCGATTCGAGCCGATCTCGGGTCGAAGAGGGCATCGAACAAGCGGAAAACCTGCTCAAACGCATGTTGGACGAGAACGAGACCCCCTAACCAAACAAAACAGGGCATTCCCTCCCGCGCCACCCCTTCCTATCCTGACGGGGTGACACCCCTAACCCCCAAACACACGCTGAACTGCGCGGATAGCGCCCAATACATCGGGCTCGGTGTCTGGTGGCTGAAGCAGGCCCGTCGAAAGGGCGTCGGGCCGGCCTACCTCAGAATCAACCGATCCATCAGATACCGCGTGGAAGACCTCGACGCCTGGCTGAAGGCGCATCGGGTGAAGACGCGGGAGTCCGCGTAGGGCGGCTGCCCGCCTATGGCCTTCACGGTTTCGACCCTCGTCTGGAAGCTGCGACCGGCCGTTGTGACCCCGTCCGAGCGCCTGGTGCTGCTCGCCCTCGCCGACTACGCGAGGCAGGATGGACAGAACGTCTGGCCCGCCGTCGGCACCCTCCACAAGCGCACCTCGCTCACCCGGCGGGCGATTCAGAAGACGCTTCACCGGCTCGTCAGTAAGGGCTTCCTCGTCGCCGTCGGCGTCATGACGCGGGGGTCTGTTCGCTACAACCTAAACCTCGAGCAGCTCGCCGCGGGCAGTAGTGACTGCGAACCACGTTCGCAGTCAACAGACCCTGACTACGAACCACGTTCGCAGACGACTGCGAACCACGTTCGTAGTGACTGCGAACCTGGGACGCGGGGGGGCGAACCAGGTTCGCAGAGGGGGCGAACCACGTTCGCAGATCTGCGAACCACGTTCGCCCGATCCGTATTTGATCCGTTACTTGATCCGTCAATGAACAAGATCACCGGCGCTGACGCGCCGGCATGTTCTGACGAAGGGAAAACGGCTGAGAAGACGGAAGAGAAAACCGAAGAGCGGCCAGGAACGAGAAGACCTAGATCCAAGTCTCCCGCGAAGCGCCAGTTCTGCGACGACTGCCAGTGCGTCGTCGAGGATCTGGACGTGCTCCAGCACTACCGCAAGCACCATCGGTTGCGCCTTGTGGAGGCCGCCGGCTGATGACGATCAACTGCGCCATCAAAGGCCGACGCGCCGAACACCGCGCCCGCCATCTGCTCGAAAGCACCGGCTTTACCGTCTGCCGCGCCGCCGGCTCGAAGGGGCTCGTGGACCTGGTCGCCTGGGATGCGGTCAGCCTGCGCTTCATCAGCGTGAAGAGCGGAACCACCTACGCCTCGGCGCTCGAGCGCGAGGGCCTGGCGCTGATGCCTCGCCCCACGATGGCCAGCGTCGAGATCTGGCGCTTTCCCAACCGCGCTCGAGCGCCGCTGATTGAGACGTTGTGAATGGATGAACTCGAAGGTGAGGACCGCGCCTTGTCCGCGACGGTCCTCGGAAACGCAGAGAGGAGCAGTGAGTATGGCACACGTGATTACGACGGTGACGATGACCTGCCGGCAGATCCTGCGAGAGGGCTCATTAGTGTCAGGGTCCGGGGGCGGCCATGGGGAACTCCGCTGTGTAGCGGAGGCGGATGAGAGCGGCTACTGTCCCGTGCATCGCAATCCACGTCCACGGCTCGTGCCGAGTCCGACGCCTCGTCCGAAGCGTGACCTGAACGCCGACGTGCTGCCGTGGGACGAGCACGATCGCGTGGTCTTCAGTGAGCAGTCCCGGCGATCGGTGAAGAAGCCGATGAGGCGATAGATGCTGATGCCGTCGCATCGCTGCCCGAAATGTCAGCGCCTGATCACCGGTCGCTGTTCTCACTGTGAGCAGACCCGCGATCAGGCCAGGCCGAATGCGGCGAGCCGGGGCTACTGCAGCGCCCGGTGGCGCCGGTTCCGAGCCATCCAACTGGCCCTGCAGCCGCTCTGCGGGGAGTGCCTACGGGGAGGGGTCAATACGCCGGCGACCGAAGTGGATCACATTCGACCGGTGAGTGGACCTAATGACATCACGTTCCTCAGCTTCCGGCATGTGCAGAGCCTCTGTCATGTGTGCCATAGCCGGAAGACCGTAACCGAAGACTCAACGTTTGTGAGGCGACGATGAAGATTGGCGAATTGAAGGCGCTACTTGAGAAGCTCCAACTGCCGGACACCCGCCATGTGTATGTGAGTGTCCAGGAACCTGAGCACAACCTCGGATCTGGACCGTATCGTCACGTTGATATGGCGATTGAGAACGGCGCGCTCATCTTGTTCGCGCTCGCCGATGGGGATGTGATCGCCACGAGCGACCAACCCCACCGAAACCCCTCGCCAGTCAGTTAATCGCCCATGCACCGCGATGACACAGAAAGCGCGTAAGAAGTCCCAGGCGCTCCCGGCCGCCGAGCACGTTCGGCGCGGCACGGTCCAACCCTGTCGCGCCCGGAAGCGGCCGGCGAAGGCTCGTCGCGCTCGGTCACTAGTCTCGGAGACTAGTGAGAAACGGAACTTCCCGGCCATCGCCGACGCCTACGTGTATAGCGTGCTATACGGCTCAGTCGTCGCCTGTCGCTGGACGAAGCTCGCCTGTGAACGCTTCCAGCGGATGCGACAACTTGCGGCTGCGGGAAATCCCGCAGGTGCCCAGCGACAGACTCAAAAACGAACCTTCGCAACGAAGGTTCGTTTGGCGTCTGCGGGAAATCCCGCACCCTTCACCTGGTCGCCCGAACACGTCCAGGATGTCTGCACTTTCATCGAGAAGTTGCCGCACGTCGAAGGCCGCTGGAGTTCACCGACGATCACGCTCGCGCCCTGGCAGGTCTTCATCCTGGCCGCGGTCTACGGCTTCCGGAGAGCTGATGGCGGCCGGCTCGTCACCACGGTGTTCTTCGAGGTCGCCCGGAAGAGCGCGAAGAGCACGCTCGTGGCGGCCTGCGCGCTCTATCACCTGGTCATCGAGAAGGAGCCAGGCGGCCAGGTGGTCTGCGGTGCGAACACCGGCAGCCAGGCGCGGATCGTCTTCTCGATCATGCAACGGATGGTCAGGCGTGCGCCCTGGCTGCGTGACCTCGGGCTCGTCACGTTCGCGAATGCGATCACCTTCGACGAGACTGGCGGCTACGCGAAGCCAATCAACAGCAAGTCCTCGACGCAGGACGGCTTGAATCCGAGCTTCATCAGCCTGGACGAATCGCACGCCCAGAACTTCGAGCTGCACGACGTGCTGAAGTCGGCGCAAGGCTCGCGCATCTCGCCGATGCTGATGGCGCCGACCACGGCCGGCTACAGCCTCACGTCTGTCGGCTACGCGCTGCGAAGCACGGCAATGAAGGTGCTCGACTCCGTCATCGAGGCCGATCACGTCTTCGCGATTCTGTATGAACTCGATGAGGGCGACGACTGGAAGGACGAGGCGACGTGGATCAAGAGCGCGCCGATGATCGGCATCACCCCCACGCTCGACTACGTCCGACGCTATCGGGACGATGCGATTGCCACGCCCGGCATGCAGGGCGAGTTCGAGGTCAAGATCGCCAACCGCTGGCTGCACTCGGCCTCGACCTGGCTGCCGATCGCGGCCTGGCATCGCTGCGCGGACCTGGCAAGTAAACTTGCCGACTTCGAGCACGAGCCCTGCTGGATCGGCGTCGACCTCGCTGAACGCGACGACATTGCCGCGGTCGCGCTCGCGTTCCAGCGCGACGATCTGATTTACGTCTTCGTCCGCGGCTATCTGCCGTCGCTCGTCGTCAATGAACGGGCGCGCGCAGTACCGGCGTACCGTGACTGGATCGCCAGCGGCGAGCTGATTGTCACCGATGGCAACCTCACCGACTATCCGACCATCGAAGCCGACCTGAAAGCCGACGCCGAGAAGTTCGACGTGAAGGACATCGCGATCGAACGGTTCGGCGCGCTGCACCTCGCCGCGAACCTGGCCGCGGCCGGCCTGCCGGCGCGCATCGAGAGCAAGAACGGGAAGACGTTCACCCCACCGGCGCGAGAGCTGGAAGCGCGCTTGAAGGCGCGGCAGCTGCGGCATACGGGTTCGAGCTTCCTCACCTGGCAGATCTCGAACGTCTGTGTCGAGCGCCGGCGCGACGGCAGTCTCCTGCCGACGAAGGACGCGGCGATGAGCCCGAACAAGATCGACGCGGTCGATGCGCTGCTGCTGGCGCTCTCCGGCCTGCTGGCAACGCCGGCGTCACAGCCGTATGAACCGAAGCTGTTTTTTCTCGATTTGGAGGCGTGATGGCCGAGAAGCTGTCTGTCAGGGGCACGGTCGCGACGGTGCAGTTGGCCGTCATCGAGTTGCTCGAAGCCGCGGGCGTCACCGACACGATCGACCTCAACGATCTGTCGGTGAACGTCACGTTCCGCCTCGGTCGTATCGACGTGGCGCGGCTCACGCCGGAGGGCGACCGCATCGAGCAGTGGGTGTGCGGCTTCTCGATTGACCCGAACAACCTGAGCGCGTTCGGGTGCCTGGTGCCGTTGCCGGGCATGGACCGACAGACGCACTGAAGTCCATCTTCCCTACGTAGGGAAGATTGCCGATTTTGTTAGGAAAACAAGAGATCGTCACGGCGTCGTGACGATTGCTGATTTTGTTAAGGATTCAGGCCGATGGTTCTCCGAGCCAGCCGATAGGTTGCTGACGGTCTCCGGCCGGGCGACTGAAAAGTCTCAACAATTGTTGAGACTTTGAGTTCGAGGTAGTTCAAATGGAAATCACAGAGTTCACGAAGAAGACGGAGCTGGTCCCGATGGGCGAGCTGTCCGCCCTCGCCGCGCAGCCGGGCGCCTTTGGCGACGATGTCCTCGCCGCCTTTGCCACGCAGGTCCAGCTGCGAAGCAGCCAGGCGCAGACCGTGCTCGACACGGCGAGCCAGGCGAACCGCGACACGCTCCTCGCCAGCGAGCAGCGCAGCTACGACAACGCCATCCGCGAGCGGGATTCCGTGCTCGGCCTGCAGCGGAGCATCGAACAGCGCAGCGAGCAGAAGAAGTTCGTCCCGGAGAGTCAGCGGTCGCAGCCGAAGAAGGAGAAGCGAGCCGGGCTCTTCGGCCTCGAACTGCGCGACCTCAAAGAGAGCGCGGCGCCCGGCAGCGTCATTGCGCCGGATGAATGGAGTGCGAGCTTCTTCGACAAGCTCTCCGCCGAGAGTGTCGCCATCAAGAGCGGCATCCGCGTCGTGCGGACCATGCGCGATGTGCTCCACGTCCCGCGCATCGACAGCGACCCGACCGCGGCCTGGACAGCGGAAGCCGGGACGATCACGCCCAGCGATCCGGCCTACACCGACATCCCGGCGACCCCGCGGAAGTTGGCGACGTTGACGGTGGTCAGCAACGAGCTGATTGCCGACAGCAATCCCGACGTGATTCAGCTGCTCGAAAAGCAGATGACTCGCGCCCTGGCGCTCAAGCTCGATCTCGGCGTGTTCGAGGGCAGCGGGACCGCGCCGGAGATTCGCGGTTTGAAGAACGTCGTCGGCATCACCACGGTGCCGCTCGGCGCGGTGCCGACGAATCTCGATGCGTTTGCCGCGGCGATCACC